GCTCATTGGGAACTAGAACAAGAATTATTGAACTTTAAAGAACATGGTAGTTTTAAAAAAGATACCCTTGATGCTTTAAGGTGGGCAATTGATGATATATATGCTCCTAGACATGGATATGATGAAGAAGGCGATAGAATTTCTTATAGTTCAAGCTTTCTTGGAATAGATTGGGAAACAGGTCAAAGGATATTTGCATAATATATATAAATTTAATTAATATGTGATAGAATGATAAATCTAAAAAATATAAAGTTAGATGAAATGAGTGCATCTGACATAGATAGTGAATATGTTTATTATCAATCTTCAGCTGAAGAACATAAATTTCAAATGTCTGAAGATGAAGAATTTTATTTAGGACTTCAACTTACTCAAGCTCAAAAAGATTATTTAATTTCTGTTGGACAACCACCAGAAGCAAATAATAAAATTAGACCTGCAGTTGAACAGGTTTTATCAAATGTATCTGGCTCATCTCCAGAGTGGGATGTTGTACCTGTTGGGAAAACTGATACAGAAGTTGCCTTTGTTTATAATGAACTATTAGATAAGATATGGTTTAATTCTGATGGGGATAGAAATTTTAGAAGTATTGTAAAAGATTTTATTGTAAAAGGTCTGGGCTTTATGTATATATATCCAGATTGGCAGGCAGAGCAAGGTAGGGGTGGAATAAAAATTAAAAGAATAGCTCCAGAAAATATTTATGTAGACCCAAATTGTACTGACCCATTTTTTAGAGATGCTTCCTCAATAATATTATCTGATACAAGTACCAAAGAAGCAATGAAAGCATCTTTTCCAGAATATGCGCAACAAATAGAAGATGCAAATGAAGATTACAGGGAAGATAGTTATGCAACATCAAAATATAATCGTGATGAAATAATTCGCAGACCAGATGTAGTTGATGATGGGCAACCAAAAATTAGAAGATATATAAGATGGTGCAAAGTAACAGAAGAACAAATTTTACTAACAGATAATTTAACTGGCAGACAAAAGTCTTTTACTAAAGCAGAGTATGATGAATTTAAAAAGACAGACAGATTTAAAGCATACATAGAAGAAAATGAAGTAACAGAAGAAAAAATATATCTTACAAGGGTAAGAGAAATATTTGCTGTTGGTGATTTTATTGTTTATGATATTGTTTTGCCATTAGAAGATTATCCAATCATTCCAGCTTGTAATGAGCATAATGGTAATCCATATCCAGCTGGCGATGTGAGGCATGCAAAAACCCCACAAAGAATGTTAAACAGAACTGAGGCATTGCTTATCTCACACGCCACAAGCACTGCAAGTTTTAAATTAATTTATGAAGATGGAGCTATTGACCCAGAAGAATTAGAAAAATGGTTTGTGCCTAATGCAATTATTCGTGCTAATCCATCTGCTTTGCGTGAAGGAAAGATTAAAGAATTATCTCCACCTCAAATAAGTTCTCAATTGTATGTTGAAAAACAAAGATATGAAACTGATATAGAAACAGTTTTTGGTTCTTATAAGTTTCAACAGGGCAATCCATCTGGAGCTGTTGGCACATTTGGAGAAGCAAGGATACTAGATGAAGCATCTTCTAGAAAACAAAATTATAAAATACTTCCTGTATATGATATGCTCACTCAAGCAGGAAAAATTGTATCGAAATACATTCCTTATGTTTATGATAAAGAAAGAGTCTTGAGGGTTGTTAATCCTTTAGGCATAGAAAAAGAATTAAAAATTAATGTACCAGTATTAAATGATTATAGTCTTGCAGTTGACAGAATGTATGATGTTACAACAGCAGAAGTTGATATTCGTGTTGTTATAGGAAGTACTAGAACTAAAAGTCCTACAGCAGATTTGTCAAGAGATATACAATTGTTACAAGCTGGTATATATGATAAAACTCAAGTAATTATGGGTCTACAAGGAGATGTAGATAAAACCGCATTAATTGCTAGAATGGGTGAAATAGAACAATTGCGTGCGCAAAATCAACAGCTTGCCAATCAATTACAGGCAATAACAGGTGATTTGCAAACTAGAGAAAGAGAATTGTTCCACAGCAAAATGAGAGCAGAGGTTTCTGAAGCAACTAAACCTGTACAGCAGGCAGTTAGCAATTTAAGAGCCACTGCAAAAAATGAAGAGAGAAAACAAAAGGAGCTTACACAAGCTACTGTTAACGATTTAACCAATATCAGAAATGGGATTAACTCACAAAATCAGGCTCCCAATCCATTTGATGAGCAAATGGGTATGGGATAACCAAAAAAATAGGAGCATCTAATGTCTGAACAAGCGACAAGTACACAAGCACAAGAAGGCGATAACCTAATGGGAATGTTAAATACATTCAACAATGGCTCTCCAGAACAGCAAGTAGAAAGCGAAACAGAAGAACAAAAAGTACAACAACCAGAAGAACAACAAGCAGAACCTGAGGAATCTAAAGAAAACTTAGAATCTGAAGAAGAAGCTGTAGAGCAAGTAAAACAATGGTTAATAGATAACAAATTTGAAGATACCGAAGAAGGAAGAGAAAAGCTAGCTGATGCATATAAGAACATACAAAGTGCAAAAGATAAAGCTGAATCAGAACTTCGTGATAAAAGCACAAAGTATGAGAAGTTGGAAGTGCTTGACGATTGGTTAAAAAAGAATCCACAAATAATTGATTTGCTAGAACAAGAAGCTCAAAAACAAGAATCAAGTGGTCCTCCTGCAAAGCCAGAGGATTATGATTTAATGGATGAGCAAGTAGAAGGTTCTGCATCTCAACAATGGAGACTTGAATATGACCAATGGTTAATTGACCAAGGCGCTAAAAAAGCCATGAATCAATTTGAAGGTATTCGTCAGAAAGAAAATGTTGAAAAACAAAGACAAGCTGAAGTCAATGAGTTAAAATCATTAGGCATGACGGATGAAGAAATTCAATCATTTTATGGTTTTATGAAAAGTCCAGAAAATGTCACTACTCAAAACATGGTTAAGGTATGGAAAGTTCTTAATAATAAAGAAGATAATGCACAATCAACTTCAAAAGAAAAAGAAGTCAAAGACAGTAAGGTTTTAAAAATGGAAAAAGTACAGAGTGGTGCATCTATAGAAGGAAAAGCTCCGCCTGTCAAAAAACCAGCTGATAAAGAAATTGACGAATTTATGAAGGGGATTATGCAATTTAGCAAAAAATAACCTTGATAAAGGAGTAATGTCAAATGGCATATACATATGGTTCAGGAACTGCAACACAGTTTACTGACGGAACACAAAGACAAGTACTCGAATTAGGTCCACAGATTTATTATTACAATGAATCTGTCACACCTTTGCTATCTGTTTCAGGTCGTGCAGGCACTATCGGAACTCCTGTACCGATTTATGAATGGATGGAAGATGAGTATTTTTTAAAGAGGAGTATGAAAACTCCTATAACTAGCAGTGATGTTTCTGATACAGCTACTGGAGGAATTAATGGACATCATACTGTTGTAATATTACCTAGACAAGCGCAAATGGAAATGTTTGAAGTTGGCGCTATTTATGCTGCTTCTGTTGCTGGCGGTTCAGCAGCTTTACAAACTGCCGTAACACACTTTTTATGCGTTGCTACTGGTAAAGGTGTTAATGTTACAGCTTCAACTGATAAAATGGTACAATTTATTGGCTTACACATTAAGTCAAGTGATTCAACTGTTTATCAAGTTGAGCAATGTGCTGATGATAGTGATTTAATTACTGCTGATGCTTCAGGTATTCTAACCTTAACATATGTTGCAACAGCTGGTCAATACGGAACTTCAGCTAACTTTGCATCACAAGGACTGTTCCAAGCTGAAACTGCTTTCGTTGATGACAATGAATTTAAGATTGCAGGTGGTAATGGGCAATTTGCTGAAGGTGCTGCAATAGGTTCTGAGACTCGTAAAAAAGTTCGTAGATTGAAAAATTGCACACAAATCTTTCGTGAGCCTTACACAATCACTCGTACTGCAAGAGTATCTGACCAGTATGGCGGACCTGAGTTAGCAAGATTGCAAGCTAGAAAGCTAGCACAAATCAAAGTAAATGTTGAATATGCTATGCTTTTTAATGGAGCAATTAGTTTAGATGCTAGCTCTGCTAATCCAAAAAGAACTTTTGCTGGATTAGGAATTGGCGGTTCAAATGGTGTTATCCAAACTAATAATGCAGACATTGATTCTTCATTGCAATTAAATAATAGCTCTGGAACTTTGAATCAGTTTGATGCTGTTGTAGAACATATTTTCCAAGATACTTTAGATGGTTCTATGGAAAAAACTGTTTTTGCATCAAATAAATGGATGCTAAAATTAGTTGCTATGCTTAGAGATAATGCTCGCACTAACCTAAATGCAATGATGGGCGAAGAAACTACTGCTGGATTAAGAGTGATGGAATATATGGGTCCAGTTGGTATGTTGAGATTTGTTTCTCATCCAATGCTAAAAGGTGCGTACGAAGATTATGCATTTGCTGTTGATTTCAATAACTTTGATGTCAGAGTACTTGCAGAGTCAGACTTTCAATTAAGAAGAGATGTCGTACAAGATGGTAGCGACGGGCAAACAGATGAATGGTTAGTTGAGCTAGGTCCTGAGATTCGTCAGGAACAAACTCACGCTATTTTGAAGCTTGTTTAAATAAGGATTGGGGGCAGTTTTATACTGCCCCTTACTTATTAAAATGACTCCAGCAGAAAAAGCAAAATTAAAAAGAGTTGGTTTAACAAAACTTAACACTCCAAAAAGAACACCTAATCACAAAACTAAAAAAGCAGTTGTTGCAATTCGTGATAAAGGTAAAATAAAAATTATACGTTTTGGCGCACAAGGCATGGGTCACAACTATAGTAAAGAAGCTAGAAAAAGCTTTAAAGCAAGACATGGTC